TTCTGTTGTTACTGGTTTCCCCGCATACCCTGAAACAACTGGTGCGACTGTACGCAACACAGAAACCGAAACACATATCGACGAAACACCAGTGGGCACAGTGCCCGTTTCGGTGGCTCGTCGAATTAGTGACCTTTACGCAAAAAAAGCGTGAACACCTCAGATCGGAACATCAGATCGGACCAGCATGACTGGCACCACCTCAGAATGTCACCACCTGAACCCCCCAAAACATCAACCCCCCAAACAGAAATGGAACAAAAACCATGAGCGAATACATCGCAAATTTATCTGACGAACGGGCTAAGGCATGGGAACAGGCCAAAGCACTTCTCGATGTGGCAACCGCTGAAAAGCGCGACCTGTCCGCTGAGGAAAATCAAACGTTTGAACGCATCAACGCAGACCTCGACATCAAAGATGCTCGAATCAAGTCAATCATCGACGCCGAAACTCGTGATCGTGACATTCAAGAATCACGCGCACGCCTCGGCGTTCCCGCAAACCTCGGTGGCGCAGCTGCTGAAGTTGACCAGGATGATGTGACGGTTCGTCGCCTTTTGTCAGGTGAACAGCGCACCGCAAAGTTCGAAAAGCGTTCAATCACTAAGTCAAGCGCAACAATGGTGCCGTCGTCTGTATACGACCGCATCGTTGAGCATCTCGTGCAGGCCAACGTTGTTCGCAACTATGCAACCGTGTTGACCACCGCATCTGGTGAGGCATTGGCAATTCCGAAGTCGACCGCATTCTCCACCGCCAGCATTGTTGGCGAGGCTTCACAGGCCAGCGCATCGGACCCGACCCTCGGCACCGCAACGTTGAACGCATACAAGTATGTCGTGCTCGTTCAGATGTCAAACGAACTCGCACAAGACGCCACCGTCGATGTCGCAGGTTTCCTGGCACGCCAGGCAGGTTTGGCCATCGGTGTCGCAACTCGTGGACATATGACCACGGGCGACGGATCGAGCAAGCCATACGGTATCGTCACCAACGCCACCACCGGCGTCACTGGTGCCGCAGCCGTTTCGGGTGTGTTCACCGCCGACAACCTCATTGACTTGAACTACTCGGTATCGAGCACCTACAAGTCGCAACCAGGTGTCGCATGGATGATGAACTCATCGTCAATGGCTAAGGCACGCAAGTTGAAGGACACCACCAACCAGTACCTGTTCGCACCAGGTCTCAATGGTGTCGCTGACACGTTGCTCGGTTTCCCCGTTCACATCAACGACTCAATGGCAGACACTGCGGTTGCCGCTAAGTCAGTCCTATTCGGCCACTTGCCGTCGTACTTCATTCGTGAAGTCAACGGCATTGAAGTTGCCGTGTCAGACGACTTTGCGTTCGACTACTCGGTGCGCACGTTCCGTGTGAGCCTCCGCACTGACGGTGTTCTGGTCGATCAGACTGGTGCTGTCAAGTGTTTCGTCGGTGGCGCTGTCTCCTGATAGCCCTGCCATGTTGGTCACCGTCACCGTGTCTCTGATGCGGTGACGGTGAACCACCACCCCATATCCGAACATTTTCTCGCAAAGGTCGCAGCATGAAAATCAGAATGATCACACAAATTTCAGGAACTATTGATGGTCAAAACTGGCCTGAAATTGGTGGCACCATTGAAGTCGCCGACCATGTTGGCGCCGACATGATCGCCAATAGGTTCGCTGAAGTTGACGGGACAGTCGAAACGGCTGCCGTGAACCCTGTGAAAGAAACCGCCGCAAAACCAGCCGCCAAAACTCGCAAGGCATAACACATGCCAATCACGACCTCGCAGGTGACAGTCGGCACGACGCGTGTTCTGTTGCATCAAACTGATGCCGATGGGTGCACGATCTCACTTCATATGAGTGCGGGTTCAGGTCAACATATCCACATCGGCGATGCCACAGTGACAACAGCCAATGGTCTGGAAATTGATGCGCATCAAGTAATCGAACTCACCCTGCCACCCACGTCAGCACTTTATGGCGTGAAAGATAGTGGTACGGCTACAGTCTCAATCATGGCGGTGAACTGATGGCTATCACGAACGGGTACTGCACCCTGGCAGAACTGAAAGCCGCCGCACGCATCACCGACAACGTTGACGACGCACTCCTAGAACGAGCAGTCGAAGCAGCCTCACGACGCATCGACGGCGAATGCTCACGCCGTTTCTATGTTGACGCCACAACCAGCGCCCGCACCTATGCGGCAAACCGGAACGCTTTTGTGTTCGTTGACGACATCTCAACCACCACAGGTCTCATCGTCAAAGTTGACGACCAGATGTCAGGATCATTCAGCACCACCCTCACCGTCGGTGTTGACTACCAAACAGAACCCTCAAATGCTGCGGCACAGGGCGAACCGATCACCTTGTTGCGTGCACTCGATGTCAATTTCCCTGTCGCCGAAAACGGTCGCACCCTCATTCAAGTGACCGCCAAATGGGGATGGCCGTCAGTGCCACATGCCATCCGTGAGGCGACCGTGTTGCTAGCCTCACGCCAGTTCAAGCGCCTGGACTCGCCGTTGGGTGTCGCAGGTTTCGGCGATCTCGGCGCCATTGTTGTTCGACGCATTGATCCGGATGTCGCCGCAATGGTGGCACCGTACAAAACTTTCGTGGTGGCCTAATGCCCGCAACGATCGCAACCCTCAGAGCAGGGCTGGCAGCAAACCTGGCAACGATCAGTGGTTTGCGTGTCTACACAGTTCTCACTGATAACCCGCAATTTCCTGCGGCCCTGATCTCGTTAGATCGGGTCGAATTTGACTCAACAATGGCGAGAGGTTGCGACAGTATCGAATTCACTGTCACTCTGGTTGTCGCACGAGCAGACGATCGCAGCGCCCAAAACAAACTCGAAACCTATCTCGCAGGCACAGGTGCCACATCCGTCAAAACTGCCGTCGAAAGCGACGTCACATTGGGTGGCGCAGCATTTGATGCACGCGTCACCGCAGCTGAACAGATTGGTACAGTCAACTCACCTGACGGTTCTACCTACCTTTTCGTAGATTTCGCCGTCACCGTCACCGCATAAAGGAACGATCAGATGCCTTCCATTTCCTCAAACCAAACCAGAGTGATCTACGGAACGAACCCTCTAGCTGCCATCCTGCGCACCGTCTCACCGTCGGTCAACTTTGACATGCTCGAAACAACGACGCTGGCCGATACCGCAAAAACATTTCAGCCAGGGTTGGAGGACATTACCCTCAACCTTGATGGGCTATTTGACAGCACCAACGGTGCAGGCACCGCATTTGACAACATCATCGGCGCTATCACAGGCGAATCAACTGTGGCCACATCGGTCGCACCTAGCGGTTTCGCAGTGACGAACCCTGTGTGGTTGTTGGGCACCAAAACGATCTCGTATGAGGTTTCCAGTTCGGTTGCCGATCTGGTCTCATTCAGCATGGCGTTCGGTTCAGGTACTGCACCAGGTTTGGGTGTCAGCCTCGCCGATCTCGCCGCCATCACCGCCACAGGCAACGGCACAAGCGTTGACAACGCTGCTGGCACCACCAATGGTGGAATCGCCCATCTGCATGTCACCGATGTCAGTGGCACCACCCCAACGCTCGCCGTGATCATTCAACATTCAACGAACAACAGCACGTGGTCAACACTTGCGTCGTTCACCACGGCGACAGCAGCCACCAGTCAGTCAGTCGCGTTCACGGGTACAGTCAACCGTTACGTGCGCGCGTCATATACTGCGGGAGGCACCACCCCATCATTCACATGCCAGGTCAGCCTGGCCCGTAACTAAGGAAAAAACATCATGGCATTTGTAGCCGCTAGATCATCATCGTTCAAACTTGACAACGCCGCAGGATCACTCACCGACATTTCGGCGTATGTGGATTCTGTCAGCGGTATTGCCAACACAACTGACATGGCCGAAACCACCACATTCGGTTCAACCTCCAAAACATTCCAGGGAACATTGCGCAACGGTGACTCGATCAGCGTTTCGGGCAAATGGGATTCGACGCTGAACACGCAGATCACTGCGCTGCTCGGTCTGTCTACCTCGTCAACATTTGACTACTCGCCCGCAGGAACAGGCGCTGGTACGCCAAAGGTGACTGGCGAATGTTTCGTGTCGTCATATGAGGTTTCTAGTTCTGTTGCCGATCTCGTGACGTTCTCGTTGTCGTTGCAGATCACTGGCGCCGTCACATGGGGCACGAACTAATATGCTGACATGGCAGTTGTCAGTAACAAAAACCGACGGAACCTCACACAACTACCGAATCGGCGCACCACACATTGTGGCGTTTGAGCGCCAGTTCGGTATGGGTTTGGGGCGTGCGTTCTCTGAGGATCAGAAAATGGAACACATTCTCTGGTTGGCATGGACCGCTGACAAACGACAGAACCAGACGTCACAAACATTTGACGAGTATCTAGATACTGTCGCAGATGTTGACCTCGATGCCAATGTAAACCCTACCGTCGGGACTCCCTGACCTATTTGGTGGCACAGGTAGCGGTCGAGACAGGGATCGCACCACAGGCGCTGCTAGATGCCCCTGAGGGGATATTTGAGGCGATGGTGGATGTGTTGCAAATGAAAGCGGATGAGTCCCGCAAACAAAACAGAAGGTGAATCATGGCCGTAGTACGCAGCGCAGACAGTGTGAATGTCACAGGTCTCGCTGAACTACGCCGTGAAATCAAAAAAGCGCAGCAGGCTGGTGGGCCTGACGGTGCAGGTCAACTCTCAGCCCTGAACTATAAGGTGTCAGAGTTTGTCATCGGTAGAGCCAAAACAACCGCCAGTAGTGTTTCGCCTATGGCGAGCAAGGCTGCGCAATCAATGGATGCGTCAAAATCTGGTGTCGCCGCCAGGGTGAATGCTGGTGGTGCACGGTACCCGTTTTTCGGTGGTGCTGAATTTGGTGCGCATCGGAACCGCAAACGGTTGATCAAAAACACTGGCGGGCGTGCAACCATTGTGCGACAGAACGAATCTACGTCAAAGGTACGAAAAAAGGTTGAATCGCAAACTCTGGCGTATGACCGCTATGGCGGAAGTAGCACGGTGAGAAAACGTGCTCGACAGGACTATGGTGCAACCGCAGTGAAGGTCACGGGTGTCCGTATCGGTTGGAATCAGTTCAAACCGTGGCTCGGCAACAAGGAAGGCGCAGGCTATTTTTTGTTTCCTACAGTACGACGCAACATTGATGAGATAATAGAAATCTACGGCGACGGAATGCAGGACATCCTGCGAGATGTTTTCCCTGATTAGGAGTACAAAATGGCGGGCACCCGCAGACTGAGCATCGAGATTCTAGGAAACGCCAAAGGTGCTCTAGGCGCGCTCGACGACGTAGGCAGCAAGGCTGGCGACCTCGGTGGAAAACTTGTTGATTTCGGCAAAAAAGCAGCACTCGGTATCGCAGCAGCAACCGCCGGAGCTGCTGTTATCGCCAAAGGTCTCATCGATAGTGCGTCAGATTTAGAGGAGGTTTCGTCAAAAACCGCAGTCATTTTTGGTGATGCCAACGATCAAATCGTCAAATTTGCGGAAGGTGCCGCCAAAACTCTCGGTCAGTCAAAAACCGCAGCACTGACA